GCTTCCATCGGAAACGATGATCTGGCAGCCTGAGTTCACAGATAAAATACTCTCCAGGAAACCCGGGGCGGTTCAGACCAGCATATTTACAGCATCACGAAGCGGAGTCCTGTCATCAACAGATGTTTTCTTACGTGCATTTTCTGCCTTTCCCTTTGTCCAGTAGTCATGCAGCACAGTAAAGCATTCTTCCTGGTACTGAATCAGTTTATCGCGGATGTCAGCACGAACTTTCTCGGGGTTGATGCTGAACAGCCATCCATTTAACTTCTTCAAAGGAAGGCAGAGTAGCTTACGAAGCTTTCCATCAGCAGCAACCATATTCATATGAATACAGTTGAACTTATCTAGTTGTTTCATAAGTTTTTGTTGCTGAGTACCCCAGCTCATTCCGAGGTTTTCAACGATTGGCTTCATCGCAACATATGCAACTCCGGCAGCCATGGCGGTGATAATTTGCTGACCGTTGAATGGTACGTAAGAGGTGTTCACTGCTTCTAAAATTGCTATACTATTCATGTTGGTTTTTCTCCACGGATTTACTGACAACCGAAGCCCTGACTGTTCCCGCAGTTGGGGCTTCAACTTTCTGATCTATCAGTTATATCTTTCCCTTCATATACTTCACCTATATTGCTAATGCTGGCAGAACATCCAAGATGCTTGTATCTTATGATGTCCAACACGCAGTCACTACACAGCATCCGACCTGTTTCTTTAGAGTAAATGTATGTTTGATCAGCGTCTGATTCGCTAATGCCGCAGAAACAACATTCTTTACTCATACCATTACCCCCTCTCTCTTCAAGCTGTCTATCAGGCGCTTGATAACCTCTGAGTTAAACGACCTGCACTCTTCCTTTGCCCTGCTACCTATAGCATCCTTTAACGACTGCGGCATCCTTACCAAAATCTTACTTATTTCTTTCTCCATGTTACCCTCCACACAAACAACTCTTTTCGAATACAAAAGATATCAAAGTGAGTATATCTAGTCAAAATTTTTTTGCATACACTTTGCTATCAAATTGAATACCAAAGGTGTGATATGGCAAAGGGTGTGTCAATTTCTCCAACTACGGTAAGAATCCCTGAATCTTTACGCGAGGCTCTTGCTGTCAGAGCATCAAAAAATGGTCGCTCTGTTAACTCCGAGATCGTCATGATTTTGCAAGCCGCGATTGATGAAGATAGGTCGCCAAAGTCAGTTGAGTCATTTGCTCAGCAAGAAGCTGACAAATTCAAAGAGGCGCTGCTTGAGACGCTAAAGACCATGTATGGTAAGGATGAAAAATAATGCTGCACACAATTCATTTCTTATGCCCCGTTAACACTGCCACTGTTGGGCAACTTCAGAACCACTGTCTCACCGCATTATCTCAAGGCGCAACTGAATTAAATATCCATATATCAAGTCAGGGAGGGGAAACTGCCGCTGGCTTTACTGCGTATAACTTTCTTAAGTCACTCCCTGTTACCGTTAGAACTCACAACATAAGCAATGTTGAATCCATAGCTAATATCGTTTTCCTGGCTGGCTCAGAACGTTTCGCAAACCCATTATCAAGATTCCTGTTACATCCTCTATTATGGTGCTTTGCCTCCCCAGCCGCCGACCATGCCAGATTGAGAGAGTACGGGAAATGCCTCGATAACGATCTTGATCGCTTCGTTGAGACGTTCAATATCGACATCGGAACCCATATTAGGTGGGCATCCCTGATAGCAGACTCGACCATTTTGGATGCTAACAAGGCTCTTGAGCATGGCATAATTAATTCCATAAAAACTGCAAGGCTGGTATCCAATCAGGCAAACTGGTGGGTTGTTTGATGGGTAAATCATGATTACTCCTATGGCCGGAAAGATTCGCATCCTTAAATTTAGTGAGCAAGGATTACCATCACACCTTAACAGCCTCCGCGTCCACGAGTAATTCTGTCGCGGATTTGCTTCCTGCGGTGGTTTAAGCTGGAGAGCTTGGCTTCTGCTTCTGATATTTGCACATCTAGATCTTTAAGCTCAAGATCTGAAAGTCGCTGGTCAAGCAGGGTTTGATTCAACTCAATGTTGTTCAGACGTTCTTCTATGGTCATGATTACTCCTTATAAAAAACCCACCTGACGGTGGGATTTTCTTATTCTTTATCTTTTAAGTCTATGGTTCTTTGTCCAATAACCTTTTCATCTATGTATTTCTCATACTCTTCTCGAGTATCAGAAACCATTGCAATACCAGTAACCTTACCTATTTGGGTTCTAAGAGCCTTAACTCCAACCTCTGATAAAAACTGGTGTATTTTATCGTTTTTGCTGCCTTTTTCTTCTTTTGACGTTTTTGCTAAATTAAATACCTTTCCTTCACTTCTGGCTAATGGGTAATAAATGTGATCTATCGTAAGATATTTAAACGCCCATGGTCGCCCTCTAACTGGTTTGTCTATACCATACAGACGATACCAATGCTCATAAAGTTCAGGGGTGAACTCTCTTTCATACTCACGAGCCTCTTCAGCAACATATCGCTTATATGCTTGAATTACCTCTTCTTTTGTTCTGTCATACCCTGCCAAAGCATAAACAAGCCCCTGAATGCCCGCCTTGGCTGATGCATCAATAATGATTCTGGCTTGCTTAGCAATCCCTTCCTGACTGGAAAGCAACTTACCTTCAGCTTTAGCATTAGAGATTGCTCGACATAAATCAATTAATATTGTTACATCGTAGCCATGTATTACAGGATTAGCTGGAGTGTTCGTGCCCGCCTGTTTGTATTGAAAAATAAGAGGATTTTCAAGTTTTGCCCTTAATTCATGCCCGATATACTGAGAAATAGTTTTCCCCTGAATAAACTTTGGCAACCTGCTGCCACCTTCGCCAAGACCAATCGCTTCTCCCATGCCTCTCTGGCTAATAACGGCAGTTTTGTTATCATCATTTAACACATAGCACTCAACATCAATCCCGAATTCATGCTGGAACGATCCCTTATGCGTAGCAATTAATGGTTTATCCTTCCATCTTGCAGCCGCTGCTTTCTTTGCTATTTCAGAACGCTGCTCTTTAGTCAGCGACTTTGCGCGAGCGATACCGCCCTTAGCTTTCCCTTCGCCACTTTTCTTTTCAGTCATAATGCAAGCACCTTTATTGTGATGTATGCTTGCATTATATACACTGTACACACATACAAGCAAGCATAAAACCAAAACAAAATGCTTGCATTACAACCGCGCTACTCCAACTACACATTATCATCTGGTATCCTGAGCAAAACTAAGGAGGTTGGTGTGCTTGAATGGTTTCTGTTGGCTGCATTAGTCGTTTCTGGTTTGGTGTATGAGTATCGAATGCACTCTCTAACAAAAAAAATAGGAATTCTAGAAAACGAATATTGTGCTCTCAAATCCTCACTGGAACGTGAGCAAGGGGACTTAAAAATCTCTCTGTCTAGCATTGAGCGTTCTATAGAGAGCTTAGAGGATAAGGTTGATCGTATAAAGAATGAGGATATTCATGATATTAAGGACGACATATCCTTCTTAAAATCTTGGTTGAAAAATGTTGGGAAAATTGCCACATCAACACGAGATAAGCTCAATCCATCCATGGATGACTAATTACTCCTGTGCCATTCCGCTTAGCGATGCCACAATTCCAGCTCTTGCTAAACGCTGGAACTCTTCGTTTCCTAGTGCCTCGCGTATTGCTTTTACGGCGGCCTTATTTGCCATAAATCTGCGTTCCGCCGCCGCTAATGCGCCATCACTTGCCCCAACCTTAACTGCCTTTGTTGCCTCTTGAACAGCCTTTTCAATAGCGTAACGACCGCTTCTAGTTGCGGATAATTTCGCTATCGCTCCTTTTGCCATTGCATCAATTGCCCCACCTGCAGCGCCACCCGCTATTGCTCCAATAACGCCTCCTCCAGATAACCCTGCGATAGTGCCAGTAGTTCTAAAAGCGCCAGACAATGCGCTCTCTAAAACTGGATGAAGGCCATTCTCAAGAGTGCTAATGGCTGGCATAGATCGCCCTGTCTGTTCAACATATCGAAGTGGCTTTGTTGCTGCTCGTGCAAGTTCTCCGTATGAACTTGTAATCCTGCCAAGTTCTGGAGAATATCGACTAATTGCCTTCACGTTTTGTGGGGTAAGAATAGTCGCGATATGCTTAATTCCAGCCTCTTCAGACTTACCTCCGCGTACCCCTTGCGACATTGCATCTTGTAATATTGATGCAATTGCTGGCGCGCGTTCCGGCTCAGGTAGGGCGCTTATTATTTTATGGAACTGACCTGTTCCACTTTTTGCTGAACCCTGTAACGCCTTAGAACCATTAGTTACCAACTGATCAGTTGCAAGGTCTCTACCAAACGCTGCTTCAGCCTGTTCTTGTGCTGTAAATCTTGCTTTTGACAGATCATTAGCTTTTTGCCAGTCATCAAGAAAACCGCCATTTTGAGCCATTATGCGCATATCTTCCGTTGCTGCATCACGAAGCTCCGCCATGCGCCTTGCCGTATTTGCCTCACCAGACCTTATATACTTCTGCTCTGCGTCAGCAAGTTTACTTCGCCATGCCTTCATGGCATCAAACGTGATTCCTTTTTTACCAGTTTTAGCATAAGCAGATGCAAATTGTTTCATCTCAGGAGTTAGCGGCATACCAGCCAAAATATCACCCTGAATTGTAGCGTTCAGGTTTGACATTCTGGCCTTTGCGTCAGGCATCGTGGAGCGGACGCTATCCCATGCGGCCTTTTCTGAATTTTTCATTTTATCAATACTTGCCAAAACCCTTTGTTTTATGGCTGCACTTTTTTCTGATGCAGTTCCTGCTTCAGCCCCAAACTCATCCAATGCTGAGTTAAATTTCAACTCTATTTCACTGAATGCTTTGGTGTGTGCATCCTGTGTAATTCCGGGCTTTGACGCCAGAATCCCCTCCGCCTGAGCAAGACCACGACTACCTGATCTCATGCCAGGAGTTAATGCGTTGATATCTATTCCAGCAGTATCTGCTGCTTTTGCTATTTCGTCTGACACATTAGCTGACTGTCTGGCAATAATCTCTCTTCCTGTACCAGACTTTGCCATTTTCGAAACATCAGCAGCGGAATTTATTGCCCCGCCACCAAGAACTTGAGGTGATTTAGAGGTTAAGATCCTTCCAGCCCCAGAAAGTATCCCCTGAGCACCAATATTGATACCACCGTTAATGGCAGCATTTTGTGCAAAGTCGCCCTCCTGATTTGCAGCATCAGCAAGAGAACCTGCAATCATGTTTCCTGCGGAACCGATATCTCCAGCGAGCTTTGCTGGCGCTCCAGCAGCTTTTGCCGCTGTGCCAATTGGCAGGAGATACCCACCAATTGTTTCACCGGCTTGCGCGTAGGGGTCTGTCGGTCTGTCTACTGGACGATAAACATCATCCAAAACCTTGGGTCCACCAAGCCCCTGGCTGATTGCATTAATCAGACTTGCGCCACCCTGCAATACGTCAAATGGTATGTTTACCAGACCACGACCAGCCTGCTCTGCAATTTGTCCTGCACTTTGACCACCTGTGAGCCAATCGCCAGCTTGTTGCATCAATGATGGTTCTTCACGTGCTGGTTCATTATTGGCCTGATTAACTGTTTGTTGCTGAACAGCCTGACCAGCAAAATACTCATCAATGGCGGTGCCAATATCTTCCGTGCTCGTACCATCAGGGAAGGTAAATGTCTTACCGTTTGCAGTTACTTTCATCATTCCACCGTAAATTGAATGCCTGATTTTGACGTGTAGCTACCTCCTACTGATTGCTGAGTAGCTGGCTGTTGCCTTGATGATTTCTTCCCGCCATTACCAACATTAACGTTATATTGCTGGTTGTAATTGTCGGTATATTGCTGAATGTCGCGCATTGATTGTTGCAGCGCTTCAGGACTTGAGAAATCAGGCTTTGGCATACCCTGAAAATACCTATTGGCCTCTGCTTCGGTGTTGATGCCAGATGCCCCCATATCTCTGGCTGCTGCAATGCCCTGATTCTGCATCTTTCCTTGGATTCGCTGTGCAGCGTTGTATAGCCTCCTCTCCTCAACACCAGATGCCCGGCTACGAATATCTGCACCAAGAGCAAAAGAACCTGAAGAACCTGTAATACCTGTCATGAAGCCAAGATCGTCAATTGATGCGCCAGAAATTGCATCAAGATCTTTCTTCATTTCGTAATTCTGTGCATTAGCTGCCGATGTAGCCGGAGCAGCAATAGAACTTGCGGGGACGCGAATCATATTGCCCTCGTTGTCTATTCCTTCGTAGAACGCATTAGCACCAGCGCCGTGAAGCTTCCTACCAACCGTTACCGTTCTGCCATCTGCCAGTTGCACAACATTCTCCCCGCCAGCATCAGGACGACCTCGAACACGAAGATATGTCTTTTGTTGCTCTGGAGACAGGCTGTTGAAATATTGATATTCTTTAACAGATGCAGGAACAGCACCTCCAGCAGTGCGCAGGGAGTTTTCACGGCTAACAGCAATGCTTTGCGCCTTTAAACCTTCCCCAGCTTTATTGCTGCGAATCGTCTCTGCCAACTTGCCACGCTCAATATCCCGACCTTCCATTTGATCTTTGATATCGAAATACTTCTCATGACCGAGAGAAAATAGTGCCAGATTACCTGCGAAGTGCTGGAAGCCCTGCGGGTCATTAACCTGCATTTCCGCAATAGTTTCTGGAGGGATACCTAAACGACGCATCTCCTTTTCGTTATCCATCATGAACCTGCCAAATGCACCCGGACCAAGCGACGAAGCTACCTGAGCCTTGAGCGCCAGATTGCCAAAATCATTCCGCTGGGCGTCATCGACATACCCCATGCCTTTACGGACTTCCTCAAACTCTTCGGGGAATGCTGTAATAAGATTACGCATCTGCTCCCTGTCGCCGGACGCATAAGCATCCGCATAACCTTTCTGGAATGCCGCTTTACGCTCCTGCTGTTGCTGCTGCTTATAAATATCAGCAACTCCAGCCAGACCACGTAACGCGGTCAGACCAACGTTATTTGCACCTGATCGAGCCAGTTCATTGTTTTCGCGAATCAGACCAAGCGTTGCGTTAATGTCGCTTGCCTTTGGCGCATTCTCATTTTGCGCACCAATTCCAGCCAGAAAACCACCAGAATTAATACCCTGTTGCCACGTAGCCATTGATTACCCCTTAAAACAACGAGCCAAGCAGACCAAGACCAGCACCGATACCAGCACCCCACGGAGTTGATAGCTCGAGAGCACTGGCTATGCCACCACCCAAAAGCGCACCGGATGCAGCACCACTAACACCCTGCCGCAATGCTGACGGTCGGTTGGCGTTTGCCGCTGCAAGAGCCGCGCTTTGCTGTGAAATCTGGCTCATGTTGTTGGCATATGTCTGCCCGGCGTTTGCCTGCCCCTGAAGAGCGCCAAGACCGATATTTGCCAGGTTGTTGTAATTGTTCATTTGTCCAGACAGCCATTGCTGACCAAGCGTTGGTGCGATTGTTGCTAACTGATTACTGGTTGCGGTGGAACCCAATCCACCTGTTGCTTCCGCTGCCGCCAGACTCTGATAGCGAGCCTGACCAGCAAGATCTTTGTACTGCTGAGAGTTGTAATACTGGTTAAGTGCCTGACCTTGCCCTTCCAGAGACGATAAGTTCTCAAGGCTGCCGACATACTTCCCAGCCAGAGGAGTAAACGGCTTCAGGTTGTTCATGATGGTATTGAACTGCTGATTTTGCAGGTCTGCGGCATACTTCTGAGCTTCTGCGGCATACTTTGCACTTTTATCAGAGCCACCTTTCCCGCCTTTTTCAGGGCAATAAGGTTCCTCGCCGCGCAGTTTTCTGCCCAGCTTAAATGCATATAACATGGCTATCTCCCGTGATTCAGGAAGTCGATTAGTTCTTCACGTGTGGCGCTGTAAAACGTCACGTCATCCACGCCCTTGAAGTATTTCTTGATGGTTCCGACACGCTTAAGGCCAATCATTGCGCAGTACATCTGCCCGTGGCGGAATTTGCGTGCAGCGAACGATGTGACGCACTGAACGGTGGTGTTAGTCAGAATGTATCGCCAGAACGCCAGCCCGATTTCCTTGCTGAATCCGCGAACCTCTGGCAGGTACATGGCGTGGCAATCGAATGTAAGCGGCTGAATCTCCTGATAGTAAACAATGCCGCCAAACTGACCGTGCACGTTAACCTCAAAGTAACGGCATTCAGGCTTGTAGTCGTATCCATCACCGTTGTTGCTCCCGGCAATAATGTCAGGGTGATTTCCTACTGCTTCGATCAGGTCGATGTTTCGCGTTGGTTTGAATGTAATCATCAGTCAATCAGCCCATGTAATCTAAGTGCCGTTTCAAGCGCCAGAATACGCTGCCGCGCCTGCTGCAAACCTGTAGCGAGAGCTGCGACTTCGGATTGTGTGTACGTAGTGCCGACCGTGTATGACTGGTTAGCGTTGAATGAGCCAAGAAGAGGTGTACCTGTGGCTGCAGTCCATCCGGTATTTCTTGCTCCAACAACCTGAATTCCATCAACTGAATATGATGTTTTTACATCCAGCGGTGACGCAAGAGACTGCAATTTGGTTACGGTTTTCGATACGTAATCACTCTTAATGTCAGATACATCGCTTTCTACGCCATCCAGTCTTTTGTCAACAGTGACCAGATGCGCCTGAATATCGATAACCTCATCCAGCAAGTAATCAACATCGCTACGCAGTACGACTATCTTCACTTCGGCGGTTGTTAACCTGACCTCAAGGAGATTTATCGCTTTTGTGTTTGCGGTGATTCTTGAATCGTGATCTGCCAGTTCGACGTCCTGTTCATCGTTTTTCACCTGAGCATCGTAAGCGCCCTGACCAGCCTGATTTGCCTTCCCGGCAATTGCGCCGACATCAGCCCCCTGATTAATGACATACAGCAGGTAAGACTGGCTGAATATATTGCGTGGAAGGATTGATGTATCGAGCCGCGTCGCCTGCACAATAACAGGGGTGTTGAGATTCGAATCAGCCATTACTCGATCCTTATCTGAGCGCCAGACAGAGTGACAGGTGACTTCGTGATAACGCGCAATTTGAAGCCGACATTTTTCCTGATGCGCCCTACTCGCTTCCACAAAACGCGTTTGTCGTAAACGAACGGTTCATTCTGCTCAATCATCTGCTCTTTTCCCCAATTGATGCCGTCAGTGGTTGCAGAGAGGAACAGGCGGTCAGCGTACTGAGCGACACCAGTCGATGATTCAACTTCCAGATCAAAACATCTGGCGTTCTCAGCTTTGAAGAGTGGTGTAAACAACAGGTGTTCTTGCTGTAGCCCATACTGGCTGCTGATATCGAACTGCAATTTGCCGATAACCGATTCCAGCTTATCTCCGCACGTTATCTGATTGCCTTCGTAAATGAAGTCGATAGCGCGGTACACATCGTCATACAAGCCTGTTTTCAGCACACACCATTGCGGACCATTAGCGCTTGAAGATGCGTCATATACTAGGACGTGGCGCGGAAGGTGGATAATCAGCAACTCATGAGCATCAAAGCGCAACGATTCCATCACGCCATCAGCCAGTTCATCAGCAGTGTAGGAGCGGAGGATTTTCTCAATGCTCGCGCTGGCGATTGGTGACACCTGACCGGAACCGATGATGTACACAGACGGCGCACCCGTTGCCGGATTGCTGATGAACGCATACGAATCAGCAAACGGCGTTTTGCAGTAGGTTCCGGCAATTCCTTTCTGCACCATCAGTGATGGCTGTGCGACATACAACGCGGCACCAACGGTGGTTGCGCCAGTCAGGGAGAAATATTCAATCGTTGATGAACCAAAGCATACGATGAAGTCTCGCCATGTTCCGATGCCGATGATGCCGTCAGGCTGCGATTCTGCGCGATATTGTGCGCTGTAGCGGTCAGGATGAGATTCGTCTTCAAGGTCAGTGATAAACCATGAATCAGTACCGTCTTTTGACCACGCATAACGCCCACGTAATCGCGTAATGTCGCGGACTGAGCCTAACTCATACTGCGTGAATCCGCTGTCTGTAGGCCAGTTTGAGACGGTTTTAACCGTACCATCATAGCGATACTCGACCAGTTGACCATTAACGCCTACAGCCTGAGATGTTCGACCATGCGCCATTGATACGCGACCACTTCCGGCGACGTCACCGACTTCACTTTCTCCTTTGTACAGCTTACCACCACATACGCGATAAACAGCATTCTGCGCCATGTTGTACTCGACGCCCCGCGATACGCCGTTCACATCAGAACGTTTGGCAATGCCCGGGAATGAGCGAAGATATCCGCTGCTGTTGAGTATTTCTTTGGGCGTAGCCAGCATATTCACTGGCAGATAGTCGATATAGTCGGCGTTTCGAAAGTCTTTGCCGACACCTTTCATAAGCGGAAGTTGCTGAATCGGCATTTATTCACCTCACGTACTCGGATCATCTTTCTCGATGTAAAACCGATTCCACGTAAACGCGCTTTTTAACCCCGCCCCGCGAGGCATATCATTTCGCCGCTCAAGTGGTGGTATTTTGGTTAAAGCGATACAGATTGTTTGATATGCACTGTCAGCAGCGGTAAGGAGAGCGTCTGACGGCTGAATGACGTTATCCATGCACACTTGCACAGCGAGTTTCAAAGCGACGCCATCATTTGCCCATGCAGGGATACCTGAATCATCGTCAGGTAACGGCATGATGCCGTTTTCTGTATCAGCAAACTGATATCCAAGCTCGATACCTTTAGCCTGCCATGCTGCCATCATGTCTTCGAGGTCATTAATGGCATCTTCAATTGCCTGAGGGTCAGCATCTGTCAACGTGGCATTGGAATACAGCCCGGCTTTTCGTAAAGCCTTTAGAACGAGATCACCCTTCGTTTTCGCCATCTTCTTCCGCCTTAGCCACTTTTTGCTTCGTTGCGGTTTCTTCAGGAGTTTTTACCCAGCCTTTTTTCAGGTGAGATTTAACTTCTTCGTCATCAACGATGATGTAATCCAGCGAGTGGGGGCCGCAGGTGATCATCGATCCCGGCTTATAAAGCATGATTTGAGACATTTCGATCTCCAAAAAAAAAGAGGGGCCGAAGCCCCTTGGATTACTGGTTAGCCAATACCAGGCCGGTGAATTCCGGGACCAGTACGCTTGCGCCAGCCAGCGTGGTGAAGCGAGTCCACGTTTTGCCAGATTTAGCGTCGAATTGGTAAGCCATGATGATGGTCGCACCCTGCTCGGTCGTTGCGGTCATAACCTGCGGACCCTGGCCGGTAGGGAATGCCAACTTGCCATACATCAGCTCAACAGAACCCTCAGCGAAGAAGATGTTGGAAGCCGCAGCCTTCTTGTTGAGGATGGTGATCGCCGCGTTTGCCACCGGATTGGCGGTAACGTTCTGGTAAGGAATAGACGCCTTATCCGCGTTGTCTGGTGGCAGAATTTTCGGGCTGATGGTAACGGTAGTGCCATTTACTGCCAGGACGCGGAATACCTGCGGCTTACCTGTATCCACCTTCTTGATCATGTGGACACTGTTAACGCCTGCGATAGTGAATGCATCGCCGACAGCCAGTACGCCAGCAGTGGATACGGTGATGTCACCCTGGCGGTTATCGGTAGGCGCGCCGTTGGAATCCATCGCGGTAACTTTGTGTTTTACTGCGCCGCCGAGAGTTACAGCGGTAGCTGAACCAGCCTTCATTGCGCCAGCATAATCAACGCGGAAACTGTCGAAGGATGCCACAGGTGGAATCTGAGCTTTCTCATAGGCTGTCAGAGTTGCACCGACCGCATATGCGCGAGAGCCAAGCTCCTTAGCCAGGTCTTTGTAGTTGAACGGGTTGTAGAACGCCTTGCGCTGACCACCCTGAGGCACACCAATGGACAGCATCATTGCATCAACGTCAGCCGATGCGTTCCAGAGTTCTTCGCCGAGAGTGCTACCGGTGGACGCCGATTTAATGGTGACCACGTTGGTGGAGCGAGCGACCACCTCATCGACGATCATGTTATCAACCCACGCCGCCAACTGGCGACCCGCCGCCTTGCCAGCCTGCTCTTTGTGCCACGGATCGCGCATTTCTTTTGCGTCCAGTTCGTAGATGACGTTCTCTGGCTCGCGGAAGCGAGCAGGCACCTGACGCTGAACGAGTGAGTTTGCAGTGGCCGAAGTCAGATCAAGTCCGCTCACGGTTTTCAGGTGGTAGCCCTGAGGGCGATAAACAACGTCGCCAGCGCGCTGCATTTCAATGTCGCCCGGTCGGAACTTGCTGCACTCGCGGGAAACGACATTGGACGCCTCAAAACTATCAATGACGCTCTCAAAGAGGATTTCGAGGTCTTTTGTTAACTGGTTAGACATAGGTATTTAGCTCCGATGGATTATTTTTTAGCTTTGTTCTTCGCCGCCCGGTATTCGGTGTAATCACCGGTGTCGCGCGCTTTTTCGAGAAGTTTGTCGAGGTTATTGATTACTGCGCCGTTGCTCCCCTTAACTGTCGGGGTTGTGGCTGCCGTGGTTTTTGCTTTTGGCATGATTCTGGCCTTCGATTCGATACGTTCCAGCAGACGACCAATTGCTACGGGGTTGGTAGCTTCTGCCAGTTGCTTGCGCAGTTCAGCGTTGCGACCGAGTGCCAGAACAACGATTTCCGGCTTCTCTGACTCAAGAAGGATCATGTCCTGAATGTGAACAGGAACATCTTCGCGTACAGCCTGCTCTGCATCCTGGTAACCAGCCACTTTCAGTGCTTTTACTCTATGCATGTAATTGGCTGCTTTCTGCTGAAGCGTTGCGGTACGCGCCTCTTCCTCTCGTTTCCGCTCTCGTACTTGCTCCTGGTATTTGCCGTTATCCTCTGCCCACTTAGCCATGCGTTGCTGGTAGATTTCTTCATCAAAACCGATGTCCTCATCGTCCAGTTTTGGCATTCGCGGTGGTTGAGTGATTACCGGCTGCTGCTCGACGGGTTTCTGAGACTGACGCATCAGCTCTTTCAGCTCGCGGTCTTTCTCTTTAATCGTCTTGCGCAGGTGTTTTACCAGTCCATGCTCAGCGCCATCTTCGCTGGTTGGCGAATCCAGCTTTTCGTCACCAAAGTAGAATTCCTGTTCTGATTCGTCGTCATCAGTTTCAGTAGCTTCCTCTGCATCATTGCCGGAGGACTCACTGCCATCTTCTGTTTCGACTTCTTCAGCCAGTTCGACATCATCAGGAATCTGCTCTGATGTATCGGTTTCTATTTCAACTTCTGGTGTGTTTTCTGCCATCTGGTCCATTTGTTACCCCTGTTTACTCGATGTTCAGCCCATCGGAAGGCAATAGGGTGCCAGGCCTCATAAAGACAGCCATTGCACGTTATTGGTTAATTACTGCTGTGGTTGTTGCTGGGTTGATTTTTGCAGGATGCTGCTGATGTCCATTCGTTGTGCATGGCCCTGTGCCTGACTTTTCAGGACAAGCTCTGCATCAGCACGGGCGTTATCTCCTTGCTGTTGCTGGAACTGTCCGAGCAGTTTCAGAGCCTCGCGGATATCAGATTTCTGCTGGCTATCGGCAGATGCGAGGATTTTCACAACATTTGCCGCAGCAACCTGAGCATCCGTCTGTGCCTGGAATGCTTTAACCTGAATAGCTGCCTGTTCGTTCTGCGCTTTCTGCAATTCAGCCTGACCAGCAAGAAGTTGACCTTGCGCTGCAACCATAGCCGGATCTGGCTGACTGGCCTGTTGTTGTTTCGCCTGTTCAACCATCTGCTGTTCTTCAGGCGTTCTCGGCTTGATAACGCCAGACAGAAGCAACTGATTGCGGTTGTATTCTTTAAGGTCGTCCATCCCTTCGCCGTCCATATTGTCGAGAATCATCGACGATACAAGGTCGTGCTTCTGCGTTCCTGGTGGGATAAGTGCCAGCATGGAAAGTAACGACTTAACCGTTGCATCACGGCGAGTAGCGAACGACTGACCGACATCGACAGTCACTTCATAGTTGCCCTGCGAAAGGTCATTAAGCGCGATAACCTGCCCTGTCTGACGGTCAACCACTTCACCAGTCATCAGCGCCACGTCATCGCTGCCGTCCTCATTAACGATACGCATCGGCGTATCACTGCCATAGACCTCACGCGCCATAGAAAGCCACACAACGCCAGCGCGGCGCATGGATTTAGCCATGTTGTCCATGTAGATATAGGACTGCGTGTCCATCCGGTTAAAGATGCTATCAACGGTATCGGTGGCGACGTTGCTCGGCATGTTCTCAAACTGCGACGCACCTGTAATTTGCTGAATAGCCGTTCCGGTGTACTGCAATAGCCCGGCAAGAGCTGGAGGCATTTGTGTCGGAGGTGTATAACTGCTGACCTGAGCCTGCGCAGTAATATCTCCGTTTTTGTTTTTCAGACTGACCATCGGCAGGAACGCCGGGCGCTTTTTGTTGCGCTCCGCCCAATGAGTGGCAAGAGGACCAGGAATCATGTCAACATCAACTACAGGAATGCCATCACCGCCAGCCTGAGTAGCGTTATCTGCAATCATGGAAACCATCAGGTTCTCAAGACGCTGTGCATCCATCGCTTTTGCTGCGTGGCCTTCGATTCGCTCCTGATTATCAACAAATGAACGACGCCCATATACCGGGATGAGAGGAATATGTTCGCCCGGAATACGCTTCGGTTCTTCCAGCCATTCAGCGCCAGACAGAAGACCGCAATAAACTCGGCGTTTCTTCACTGTCCGCTCACCAATCAGTTCGAATGCACCATCGGTCAGCTCGTCGACAATATCTTTGATTTGCTCTTCATCATAGATTGCCGTTTCTCCGCTAACAGGGTTACGCCATGCTGTGAGCTTCACCTTCTCTATGCGAACTTCGTAGTAGCGACCAACATAGATAGCATCAGGAGTTGACCAGTCATATTGAGTGCCAGTGTCATCACGAGAAAGACTTGCCGCGATGGAATCAGGGTATTCAGCCTCGAACGCTTTAGGCGTCATGGAGAACATTTCCATAGCCCACATAGCATCAGAGCGGTCATATTGCTTGCTGTCCTGATCGAAGAAGACGCATGTCGCTGGGTCGTAAACCGGGAGAAGGCTTATACGGCGTTGCTCGTTACTCGGATCCATTTCATCTTCGTAATCGGCACACATGCGGAAACAACCGAATCCGCCCGTTACAGCATCATCAAATGCGTTATCACACGCTTCGCCACCGGATGTTTCCTGATAGTCAGCGCGGAATTTTCCGTTCATCTTTTCGGCTAACGCTTCCGATGCCTTATCGTCCTTCGGCCTGAATTTAACGCTGATGCGATTCTGTCGATACTCGCCAATGATGCGATCACATTCACGGGAAATCTTATTCAGTTCAAAGCGCGGGTAATGCTCAAACCTGCCTTCATCAAATGAGTAACCAGCGTTTGTGCTGCCTTCCCACTGTGCGCCGGATACCCGGACGAAACGTTGAGCCTCAATAATCTGCTCACGCATATCCTGCGTTGCTGACCAGGCATTATCAAAGTTGCACAGCACCCTGCGATGCCAGTCAGTCATCTTTTTTTCAGCCATATCAACCTACACCACAAGGAATTGAGTAACTGGAATAGTCGGGTTGCGCAGCCGACTCCGGGCAATGCATACACATCATCAGCGCATCAGCCAGGTTAGGAGATGGAATACCGAGCTTCTGCTTCATTTCGACCTTAGTCATAAGCTCCAGCTTCCCGTTGTTATTGAATTTGCGCTGAATCTGCGTCAGTTCTGCAAATAGCTTCTCCAGCATCTTCTCGCCTATCGCTTCTTTGTCGAAACTCAGCATGTCGTCGGGGTCTGCATACTCACCGTGAACAACCGCCCGATATGTCAGATACAGCCTGTCAGCCAGCGCGTAATAGAATTGCGCTCGCTTATTGCGGAACACATCGCCAATAGTGCGAACGTTGTCACCCTGTACGACTTCATCAGCCCATGCTCCGGCTTGATACGGTGCATCTTCATCGAATGGCGATTCGCTGCCCTTGAACATCGTGGCGGTGATTTTCTTGCCGGAGAACGCTTCCGTTGTCTGTCTGCGTAGCCCGGCACCAACACCATCACCATCCCACAGGTAATGGTCAGCGCCGTCTTCAATCGCCAGCGAAGTAGCCCAGTCAGCACCCTCGTTGATGTCCATCAGCAGACCTTCGGCAATGCGCTTAACTACCGAACCGTGACGCGATGCATAACCTTTAGCATCTGGCCCTGTATCTGATGGGTCATGCGCAGAGACAACAGCGCCTTTCGCTTTCCATCCGAGTTTCTTGTGCGCATCGGTTGCGGCTTCAAGCCATTCACGTTTGATGATTGCCATATCACTTGCGCTCACTGGCTCACCAAGCCAGATGTGACGATACAGTGTCGGATTTCTGCGTTTACACTCTTCCATCTCCAGACGGAGAACTTCAGGAAAATGCGGATTGTCGGTGTAGTTCACCGTCAGCAGACAAATATCATCGGGAGGATTTACAACGAATCGCTGATAGGTATCGTCGAGGATGTTCTTCGGGTTAAAGCTCACCCATATTTCAGAGAACGGCTTACGGATGGTTGGGATCAGGATATCCCACGATTCCTTTGTTACCGCTTCCGCTTCTTCCACCCAGCAGATATCAATGCCTTCGAGCGATTTAATCTTCGTCGGGTTGTTTTTGATGCCATAGAACATGAATTCAGCATTTGTTCCGAGATGACGAATCATGGAACGCTGAATTTCAAACTCAGCCGTATACCCTTCACGCTCTATGGTGTCTTCAAGCAGCCGGATTACCGAATCGCTGATACTGTTTTGCAGTTCACGAGCGCAGAGAATACGCACTGGCTGACGACGCGCCGCTTCAACAAGCAGCCTCGCAATTGCCCATGACTTACCGCTACCTCGACCACCTTTGGCGACTTTGTAGCGATGCGCCTCAATGAACGGTTCAAAGATAGGATTAATCGAGGTCATTTTCCGAATAGAGTGCTCATCGGTGATGTTTCAATCTGGATTGCGCCGCCGTCTTTGCCTGTTAGCTCGTGATCAACCTTGTCGCGCCATTTATCCTTCTGTCGGTTCTTAAGCCAGAAGATGGCAGCTGTTGTATCAGGCGGGTAATACTTCTCAAGAGGAGTTTCGACAATTCTGTTTTCAATAACACGAATATCGATGTCTGGAGCCACGAAGCCCATAGCGCGTTGATAAAGACGATCACTAACTTCTGCATCAGCGACTGCCTTACCCTTTTTTATGGACTCTAAAAACTCCGGATATTCCAATTTCCAATTGTTGATTGTTGCCTCGCTAACTTCAAAGAAGTCCGCGAGTTCGGCGTCTGTACAGCCCAGCAAGCACAGTTTGCGTGCCTGTTCGGCATACGCCTCTTGATACTTCGTTGGGCGCGCCATGTTTATGCTCCGGTAGTGAACAGGTCTAACGCTTCCTTCGATTTACGCACCGCTTCGATAGTGCGGGTCGTGATATCCGAATTAGCGCCGCCTGACTGGAAGTGAATTTTGAATAGCTCAAGCTTCAGTTCGTCAGTGCCAATGAATTGAAATGCTTCTTCTGCGGCTGCGTTCTGGTTCATGACCAGTTTGTAAATCTCTAACTGGAATTTCTGTTCTTCAGTCATGGGAATAATCTCTGCCATTGTTGGCTCCGTTTATCCGTTAAAAGGGATATCAGTTAAGTTATCCCGTGTAGGGTATAAGCCATTATCAAAGCCACTCAGTAAGGAATGGCTTTTGTGATAGCAATAAAAAAGGCCGCCTGGGCGACCTGTTAGTTGTTCACAACTTCCATTGAAGGTCCAGTATGTCGAAAAATGATCCGCATTTAGGGGGATTTTCCATTCTTGCCCTCTCTTCAGCCGCTTTGTAATAAGCCATTGGCCTTTTCACACCATCAGCACCAGTGATATATTCAACGCCTTCCTTCTGGTCTTTGTTTACGGAAACCATCGCAACATCTTCCACTTGTTCGTTATCGATTCAGCGGATGTCTTTCCATCAGTCCGCCACCACAAAGAATCTTTTTTGCCATAAGGCAGGAGGTTCATCTTTCAGTGGCTGCCAGTGTTATTTCCCCACTTTCTGGCTTGGGTTGTTTCGTGGTACTGCCGTTAACTGGTGGCCCAGAATAAATTCCGGTTTCATTATCAAGCCCACCCGTAAATGGGCTTTGTAATGAAGAGTTGTTATGAAAATTGCTCTAAACAAGCATTAATAGCCATCAGAAGTAATCGCTACAGATTTCAATCCCTCAATGTCATCCTTGGACAGGGCGAACCATTCACCGTGCTTTCTCTTTGCGGCAAATTTGCGATGAAGCATGTTTTCAGTTTCTCTTCCACCAGGGATCAGGCACTCAAGCTTCAAGCAGTCTGGTCCAGAGTTGCCAAGCGATTTGATGCGTTGTGGAATGTTGGATGAATACCCAATTTTGGTTAGCCCAGTTTTCTTCGATGACAAAACGTATACCTGAGGAGGTTCTTTTCTCTGGTCTTCCATTACACGTCTCATTGTTGCCATAAGTCCGCCGTGCATCAGCATTTCAACAAAGAACGCTGACCGAACACCTGACGACTTAAGCATGCCAGAAAATTCACTTGCCAATTCCATTAACTCTGCGATGTTTTCAGGAACTTTTTGGCAGTTATCTTCCTTGTATAAGGAAATCATTCTTTGAAGCTTTTCTTCTAATTGGTTCATAGCGTCTTTACCTTTTAGAAAGTGAGCCTGTCTCACAGAAAAGCCGCCCCGAGATGGTCGCCACCATATACGGCAGTTCTCAGGCTCAACTTTCTGAAAGGCTCGGGTGATGTAATATGCGCGTGAGATGCGCTGTGAAATTCAGATGTAAAAAAAGCCCCGCATCGCGAGGCTCATTAAATGGACTTTGTGATTTGCAAAAAATTATTTCAGGCATTGCGTCCTGATGTATTCCTGCAGGTAGTTAACCTGCGCGGTTATCCTGTCGATTCCACTTCGGAGACGGTAATAATTGAGTTCAGCATCTGCTGTAAGTCTTGGGCTTTCTCCATTGCCCATGCCGCTGGCTCCGGTCGTTGACTTTGCACAGGTGGCGGCGACTTGCAGGCGCTTACGCCCAGCAGAAACATCAGCACGGAGACTTTCGATAGTCGCGTTAGCATCAGCAAGCTCCTTTGTGTATCTGGCGTCGAGTTCAGCTACATCACGTTGACGCTTCTGCATATCAGAGATGATAGATGTGGCTTTATCGCGCTGGTCTTTGTAGGCGATGGCGTTATCACGGTAATGATTAACAGCCCATGACAGGCAGACGATGGTGCAGATAACCAGAGCATAAATAATCGCGGCGACTCTGCTCACTGCTCTATCCCCCAACAGGCTAATGCGTTTTCCTGGTCACGACGAATAACTTGCCCATAGCAGTTATTTGAACGTATGCGGCAATCGCGCCCACCATCCTTAATCCACCAGCGAATCGCTTCGCATGCCCCCTTACGATCACCGGCATTCAGCCGCTTATAAAACGTCGACGGGAAACACTTACCGGGGCCAATGTTATAGGGACAAAATGACGCGATACCCGCTTTTTGTGGTTCGGTCAGTGTTACTTTAATATTGCGATCCACCCATGCCAGCGCCTTATCACGTTCAATAGCGTTAACCTGGTCGCATTTTTCCTTCGACAGTTTCATACCGGGAAAAACGGGTTTTCCATCCACCATCGTGGCACCCCGACAGATGGTCCAGATGCCGGAACCATCGCGGTATGCCGTAGTGTGGTTACCTTCCTTTTCATCCAGAAACTGGTCGAGAATGTCAGGCGCAGGCGCACCAGCGGCAATCAGCGCCAGAACGGCAGCCGACAGGCCGTATTTGATTTTGGTGTTCATGGATATTTATCAGGATTTATCGGCAACAGATAACGAGCCAGCTTATATACGTCCTTTAAGATAAGTCAGTCCTGGATGAAACCAGTAAGCCGGCACTTTTTTAAAGGGCGGATTATCAAAATCACGAAGAAGAGCCTCCCGCACAACTGCATCCTTGTCCGCACCACTGGCCAGCGCTTCAATCTCAGCAGCTATCTGCAGATATCCCATGCAATGACCAATGCGCTTCATCAGCCCCTGCTTTTTATTGTTCTTCAGGTAATCAATGGCAAATTCAATGAGCGCCTCACTATGCTGGTGCGATGGCGGTGTTAATTTCCCATTTTCTGAGATGGTTATTTTCCCGCCATCTCCGTATACAACAAAGGATGGCCGGTTACACTCCCATTCCTGATCTTTATCAGGTGCAGACGCAATAAAATAACGTTTATTTCCTTCCTCTCCGGCACTTTTAACCGTAATGGAGTACTCAGACTGCAGACAAGACGCCTCTTTTTCTGACCGCAGTGTTGACGGCGGCATCTTCAGAGAACCAGTAATTCTTCCCGGTAGCTTTCCTTTGCAGGTTATCAACACATCCTGCGCCTCTAAAATTACGGGGCGCTTTTCCGGCGACTGCTCATCCCCTTCACATAACCCGGCAGCAACATCCAGGAAGACCTGTCTGATGCTCCTTCTGGCTGCTGCCTCATAAAACTCCAGCGCGGCACCTTCAACACGGTCCAGCGAGATGTCCAGGTCAAAAATTTCACCGTCAAAGCGTTTTTTGTCCCGTAACGCTAAAGTTACCGTAACTTTATTCTCAAAATTGCGGATCCCTTTCACAATCAGTTTATAGTTTTGAGTCATTGAATTACTCTCCCCGTGCAGCCTTACGACGGTCCTCTCTGATTTTGAAATACAGGTTAGTCAGATATGTCAGCAGCCCAAACAGCAGACTCCCCAGCACGCCTAT